ACGGCATTATTGCTAGAACCAATTGACACACCTCCATTAGATGTAGTACAACTACTTCCAATAGCTATGCCATTTGACCCATTATTAAGTGCAGCATTACCTATTGATATTGAATTATAACCATTGGTTGCGGCATTTTTACCTATCGCAATAGAATTATTACCGTTTGCCCCATAGGTACTCGTATTATTCGCAACAGCCGCAGCAAAGCTATCTTGACCAGAAGCGTATGAACCGCCTAGTGCCATTGCTCCTGCGCCTGTGGCGGTTTTTGCGCCAGAAGAATTACCAAGTGAATAATTACCTATTGCGGTTGAATAACCACTTGCCGCATCTACACTATTTCCTATAGCAACACTGCTTATTCCGCCAGATTTCGCGCCTGCGCCAATAGCTACCGAATAACTATTAGATGATAAAGTATTATTTCCAAAAGCTATAGAACCACTACCTGTTGCATATGCTACCGAACCTATTGCAGTAGAAACGTCACCTTCTGCGTATGCATATGACAAACCTATATTTTGAGAAATACCACCTATATTCTTTCTATGTGATGTAATCCAAGAACTACCAGTACAAACAATATCAACACCTGAGTTTGTCCTAATCTCAATAGAAGCAGCACCATCAATCGTTTCAACTAAATTAGGGTTAATTGTTATTACGTGCGTTGTAGTAGTACTTGTATTCCAAATAGTACAAGTAAACCCACTACCCAAAGTAGCAGCGGCTGTTAAGCTAATGGTAAAAGTACCTGAGGTACAATTAATGATTTTACCCAAGTCACCTGCTACTACCGTGTATGCAGCTGCTATATTGGCAATTGTTTTAGTAGCACTTGCTCCACTGCTAATAACCAAATCACCACTACCTAGTAACGTAGTACCATTGATTGATTTAATATTAGTTGCAGATACTAGAGCAGCTTGTTTAGAGTTAAATGTATTCCAATCTGTAGATGTTAATATACCACTTACTGATGTACTAGCATTTGATAACGCAGCTTGCTTAGAGTTAAATGTATTCCAATCTGTAGAAGTCAGATATCCACTTACTGATGTAGTGGCAGCGGCTATGCTAATAGTAGGTGTTGCTCCACCACTTGAAGCTATAGGTGCAGTGCCTGCTACTGAAGTTACTGTTCCACTATTGGTTGTTGTGAGTATGCCATTGCCATCAATAGTTAATCCAGTGCCGACTTTAATACCACCTAATGTAGATGCACCAGCAGTTGGTAACGTATATGAATCTAGTTTAGAATTAAATGTAGTCCAGTCAGTAGATGTTAAGTAACCATTTGCGCTACCATTAGCTGCAGGTAATATAGCTTGTGCGCCAAGTGCTGTTAAAGCAGCTACTGCTGTTGTCACACCTGTACCGCCAGAACTTATCGGCAATGTTCCGTAATTAGTACCGCGTAATATTGATGATAAGTTCTTTGCCATAATGTATCCTTATTGTTAAACTGCTACTGAACCAAGCATGTCTGGTTGCAATGCTACCCAGTTGTAAGCTTTAGTTAAGAAGTTATCGCCAGCTTGTGCTTCTACGTCAGCCAATGGTGCATGATAGCGTCTGAAGTCAATGTCTTTTGTGTCATCATTACTTGGCACAGTTGCATAACCTACTACGTCAATCATTACTGAAAAGTTTGCTTGTCTTTGACGTGAGATACTTGCTGTCACGATACGAAAATAAGCACCTGCAAATGGTACGCCAAAGTTGCTTGTTGTTAAATCTAATTGAATAGCCATATATTTTCCTTAAATAAATATTGTACATTATTTTTTATAAAAAGTAAAGTTTTATTTATGCTGGTTTATCTGGAAAGATTACATCATGTGGAAATCCATCTTGCAATGTGACATCACGCAATGCTTGGCGATATAAACCCCATGCTTCTTTGTCTAATGGCACATCAGGAATCTGTGTCCAATCTGATTCTACCAGCAATTGATTGCGTTTAGCACGTATATCATTCGCTAGTTGCAATGTATCAGCAGCGAGGTCATCTTCTGTTTTTGGTAATACTTCTACAGTGAAGACTTGGTTGTCTTCAATATAAGGCTCACATGTTGATAACTTTTCAGTAGTACTGTCATGTGCTTTCCAAATAGTCACACCAAGCACATTGTTAGCAGCCATGAAGTCTGCATCTGGTCCAGTAGTAGGAAACGATGTAGCAGGAAAGAGTTTTTTGTAGTGACCAATTTCAACAACTTGGTCGTCTTGTATAATTGCAATGTCCATTAATATCCTCCAGATGTTGGTAATGGTGCTGTTGGTGGTGTGAAATCAGTTGTGTAGCGAGCAATGCCTTTGGTGATACGGAGGTCGTCGATGTAACCGTTCCAAAAACCACCACCTGCAACATTACCCCCAACAGTTACATTAGATGTTGGACTATTCAATGTTTGAGTAATTGATACAGGTGTTCCTAAAACCCCATTTTTAAACGGATATAAAGTATTTCCACTTCTGCAAATTGTGTAATAAATCCACGACCCCGTTGTAATCGTTCCAAGTGTTGCAGATATTACTGAACCGCTAGCTGCACAATAAAAATTCATACTTGACCCAACTGATTCCATAACATAAGAGTTATTTGACGAAGCACCATCGTCAGGCCATTGTGCAAATACAGCGTTATAAGAACCTAAACCACTAGCGTAAACCCAAACCTCAATAGTAAAGTTGCCAGAACCAAAGGATAAATTTGATGTACTAGGTGTAGATATATAATCTCCACTACCGTCAAAATACATACTACCAGTGCCAAACTTCTTAGTACCAGTACTAATCTGAGCATTACCGTAAGTTGTAATAGTCTTAGGACTACTACTCAAATCCGTAAACGATGTACTTCCATTAGTACCATCACCATTCAACAACAAACTAACCTGAGCATAATTATAATCATACTGAGTACCAGTTACGGTTGGGTCTTCGTAGGTAGGTGGTGTAAAGTTAGCAGTGTATCGTGCGTAGCCTTTGGTTATTCTTAGGTCGTCTATGTAACCATTCATTTTATAAACTGAACCAGCATCATAGCTAGTAAGAGAGCCTATCGCACATAGAGTATCTGTTAATGTATAAGAATTTGTATATGTACCTGCAACAATCCCGTTTACATATAAAGAAATTATAGATGACGATTGCACTAAAGCAACATGATACCAAACATTTGAACTATAAGCTGATGATGTTAATATTCGGGTTGCATTGGCTAAAAATAGATTTAGCTTACCTGACGTATCGAAGAATAGTGCAAATCCAGCAGAAGAAGATGAAGTAGCTCTAGTATCGATAATAACCGGATTAGACGAAAACAACGCAATATTAACCCAACACTCAATAGTAAAATCTCCAGTTCCAAACGCAAAATTAGCACTATTTGAAACACTCAAATAATCACTATTGCCATCAAAATACATAGCACCAGTACCATACTTTTTAACACTTGTACTAATCTGAGTTTGACCATAAGTAGTCACAGTCAAATTATTAGGCGATTCATCTGTAAACGATGTGCTACCATTCGTGCCATTACCTCTTAGCAATAACGATGTGCTACTGCGATTAACATCAAATGGTGTACCAGCTGTAGTAGCTAATGCGTAGGTTGGTGGTGTGAAGTTGGTTGTGTAACGAGCGATGCCTTTTGTTATTCTTAGGTCGTCAATATACCCATTTAAGGTTGGCGTTGGTTCACGAAATGCACCTAAATATAATGTATTTGATGGAAATGCTGTACTATTAGTTGCGGTTGAACCTACTTGTGAACCATTAATAAACAAATAAATGGATGTACCACTTCTGGATAATGCAAAATGAAACCATATATTTGCTGCTGGGTTAGCTCCAGTTATAATAACCGTACTAGCTCCGACAGTTACATTTATGGAACTAGTTCCAACATTAACATATAGTAAAATTCCTGAATATGTACCTGCTGCTCTAGCATCAAAAATAGTTGCATACCCAGTCGTATTACTGTAGTAGCACCAACCTTCTACTGTAAAATCACCACTGAACCCAGTAGCTGTGGACGGAATCGTTGCATAATCCCCACTACCATCAAAGTACATACTACCTGTACCATACTTTTTCTGTGCAGTACTAATCTGCGCATTACCATAAGCTGTTATAGTCTTAGGACTACTACTCAAATCCGTAAACGTCGTACTACCATTAGTCCCTTCACCTGTCAATAACAACGATACGTCAGCGTAATTAGGGTCAAAACCTGTTGAGATATACTGAGTAGCAAATGACTGGCTAGGTGGAGTAAAGTTTTGGGTGTATCGTGCGTAACCTTTGGTTATGCGTAGGTCGTCGATGTAGCCGTTGAATGGGTTAATCGTTGTTCCTGATAATGAACCTGCCCATCCTATCCACAATGTGGATTCTGCGCTGTCTGTTACGATAGCATTTGTTGTTATTGATGCTACTTGAATACCATCTAAAAACATTTTAATATTTGAACCAGCATTTACAACAGCAACGTGATGCCATTGGTTCGCAGTAGTAGCAATCTGACCAATATCATTATAAGCAGGAGAACCCCATCTAAATGTAATAGTGCTGCTTTGGTATATAATATCCCAACCTGCAGTATTTGATGGATATGATGTTACTCGGTAGCAACCCATTAATGCAGTATTAGTACCCGAAATACTATTAGCATAAAACCAGCATTCGACAGTAAATTGACCTGACCCTAATTGTAAATTGCTACTCATAGGAATAGATAAATAATCCCCAGTACCATCAAAGAACATACTACCAGTACCATTCTTCTTAACATCAGTGCTAAGTTGAACATTGCCATAAGGTGTAAGTGTCAGGTTATTCTGAGTACGGTCTTGGATTTTAAATGCTGGTAATGCTGCGATAGGTGGTGTGAAGTTTGCTGTGTAGCGAGCGATGCCTTTGGTTATGCGTAGGTCGTCTATGTAACCACTCAGTTCCCACGAACCTGGATAAGCTAAACTTTTCCCGACATACATAGAAGTCGAGTCACTACCCCATGTAACAGCACCAGTATTCGTTGATGATGACCCAACTCCATTAACATATAAAGTAATAATATTTGTTTTCTTTACAATTGCAACGTGTGCGAAAGAGTTTAGAGGTAAGGTTACAGTTGAATAAATATCATTGCCACCATCATAGTATTCCAATTTATAATTAGCTGCATCTGCTTTGTTTAAGGCTATGTAATTATTCGGTGACGAAAAACCAAGCAAGAAATAATATGTCAATGCTGCCGATAACGGCAATTGTATCCACATTTCTATAGTAAAGTCGCCATCTAATAGTAATTTTGAAGTTATAGGCAAATTTAAATAATCCCCACTGCCATCAAAATACATAGCACCTGTGCCGTATTTCTTCGTTACTGTATTAATACTTGTATTCCCAGCAACTGTAATAGCATTATGCTGATTAGACCAATCAATAAAATCATCACCAGTTAACATCAGTGACACATTCTGCCAATACGGGTCGTATGCGTCAGTTGTGTTACCGTCTAGTAACAATGACACATTGCCCCACCAAGGGTCAGCTAAGATAGTTGGAGGTGTTGTTGGTAATGCTGTAGTTGGTGGTGTGAAGTTGGTTGTGTAACGTGCGTAACCTTTGGTTATACGGATGTCATCTATGTAACCATAAAAATAATTTGGTGATGCTGGATAGATATACCCTCCAACTTTTAAACCTGAAGCACTACCATCGCTAATTGCAGTATTATTTGTTAAACTAGTTACACTTTTAACACCATCCACCCAAATATTAACCAACCCGTTAAGCCTAGTTACAGCTATGTGATGCCAGCTTTGTACAGATATGTTAGGTACTGTAAAATCGTAAACACCACCAGTTGTATCAGATTGTCCATTGTAAATAACAAACATTATTGCTGTAGCATTACGAATACTAAATGCCCAATTACCATTTTTACCAGCAGTATAGTATCCACCAGTACCTAATAAATCATTGTTAGATGGCCATGTAGTTCCAGCGTACCAACACCACAATTCAATAGTAAAATCACCACCGCCTATATCTAAGTTAGAACTAGCTGGTAATGTTAAATAATCCCCATTCCCATCAAAATACATAGCACCAGTGCCATACTTCTTAGTAGCTGTATTAATCCTTGCGTTACCGTAAGCAGTTACAGGTAATCTATAAACTGAACTATCTAATATCTCATGTGATGGTAATGCCGCAGTAGGTGGTGTAAAATTAGTAGTGTATCGAGCTACACCTTTGGTTATGCGGAAGTCGTCAATGTAACCGTTTAAAGTTGAACCAGAACCCAGCCATACTTCGCCAACACTTGGCGTATTTGTGGTGTTGTTTGCACCGCCAGCTGTAGTTTCAGCATCTTTAACACCATTAAGAAATATTCTAGTTGTTCCACTAGCACGGGTAACAGCAACATGAATCCATTGATTTGAAGGGAAATTAGTTACACATGATAAATTAGCAGCAGGAGAACCATAGATAGCACATTGTAGTTTAGTTGTATCGCCATTTGCAGCACCTAACCCTAAGCCAAATGAACCACCACCAGCAGGACCATTACCGAAAAATTCTCCACCAGAAATACGATATGTCCAGAATTCTATTGTAAAATCGCCAGTACCAAACATACAAGTGTCAGATGCAGCAGGTCGAATATAATCACCACTACCATCAAAATAATAACTTCCAGTACCAAATTGTTTTTTAACGCTAGTGACTGAAGCTTGTCCATAAGCTGTTACAGTTAATTTATTATTAGACTTATCCAGCAAATCGTTACCAGTTAATAACAACGATACATTAGCAAAATTATCATCAACCGTAGTATCGCCATTTAGCAGTAATGACACATTGTCGTAATATGGGTCACTAGCACCTACTACTGGATAATAGCCAATGCCACCAGTTGCTGCTGCATTTAGTATTTTGCGATTACTCATTATTTTAAGTCCTTGCCGATTACATATCCAGTCCAAGTTGCTCCAGCGTCATAGGTATAAAAACCAAATGAATCTCTACCAGAAGATGTTAAACTTGATGGAGCAGTACCGCTTACCCATTTAACTGTTGATGTACCGCCAGCAGCTACTGACAATGTCCATGTAATAGTTGCTAAGCCAGCATTAGTTAAGTCCAATATAAATGAACCTACACCGCCAGTGGCAGGAATATTACTTACAGTAAACGTAGCAGCTCCTGCTGTTAAGGTCTTAGTAAAGTATGAACCTAATGACAAATCTATGTCTAATGCAGCCATTGCCACTCTGGTTTCATAAGAACCTAATGCAGTAATTGTTTTGTTAGTTAAAGTCTGAGTATCAGTTGTACCAACAATTGTTCCAGTTGGAGCTGTTACTGCAGTAAATGCAGATGCACCATTGCCTTTCAAGATACCAGTTAATGTATCAGCACCTGAACCACCTTGAGGAACTGATAATGCTGTGGTTAATGCTGTTAATGAAGTAATATCACTATTAGCACCAGAAGCAGCTTGTCCTGCTATAGTGTCAGTAGTTTGTAATTCTTGTATAGTAGTGCCATTAAGCACTAAAGGGTATCTAGCTGTCATTAGTTTGCACCTACTTGTATTGTTGTTCCTGAACGGTTAAGCACAGGTAATACACCTGTTACTAATGATATAAGTACTTGTGTAGCGGTTCTGTCAATAATTTGTAATTTTGAAGAAGCCGCTACTGTAATATCACCACTGCCTGTTAGTGCATTGCCGTTTATTGTTTTTAATGTTACACCAGATAATACACTGCCGTCACCTGATAATATGCCGTTGATGTTAGTCACAGCACCTGTGTTAACCAATGCAGTGTTAGATGCTAATGGCACAGATGGTGTTTCAAGTAAACGCCAATTGGTGGCAGACGAGTTGTACACAAATGACACATACGTGCCTGTTATGTCTAGTATCAATGACGTGTCTGATTCAATTGTCTTGCCTGTGTTTGGCAGAACGGTCACATTGTTTGTGCTAAAAGTATTACCTATGTCAAGCACAGCAACTATTGCACCATCGGACGGTGTAGCTGGTAGCGTGACGCTAAATGTACCTGCAGTGCTATTGCATCTAACTAAGTCAGCTGCTGCTGCTGTATAATTAGCAGTTTTGATAGCCGTAGGCGTTAAACCAGAACCACCGCTGCCGCCAGATATAGTTATGTCACCACTGCCTAATAAACTATTGCCATTTACTGTTTTAACATTAACTGCAGATACTAATGTATCTTGTTTGGCAAATAAAGTACTATCAACAGTCTGTAAAGCTGTTTTTATTCTTGGAATATCATACGTAACCTCGTTCCCTAATTCGGGAACGGGTAACGAATAATTTGTTGTTAATGTATTAGTATTTGGCATTATTTAACCTTAAGTGAAGTCAGACCAAACTGCGCCAGATTTAGTAAGCTTTGCATTTAATTGTGTTTGCACTGCTGAAGTCACACCTACTAAGTAATTGATTTCTGTTGAAGATGCAGTAAGTGCATCAATCAATGTATTTTGCGCTGATGTTAAATGTAACGAAGCATCACCTGTGTGTGTACTAAACGTAGTGGTCGTCACAGCATCGGTGATACCGTAGCCAGATAACGTAGTTGGTTTGCCTGTTAATGTGCTAAACGATGGCGTACCATTTGTAATCGCAGTATCTACTTCAGTTTTAGTATAAGCATTCGTGATACCATAGCCAGCAATTGTAGTAGGCACACTTGTTAAACTAGAGAACGCAGGTGTAATTGTAACGGCAGCACCTGTGCCTGTAGCACGACCTTTAGCATCAAATATAATAGGCGTTAGAGCTGTTGCTGTACTATTGACTGTACCAGCGGTAATGCCGCTGTTAGCAAGTGTAATAGCCGCTGTCACATTGGTTGAGCCATCGAATGTTACGCTGTAGGTTGCATCACCAGTAGTTGCGATAGTACGCCCTGTGACTAACTTAGTTGCTGCATCTGCTGTTCCTGAATTAGCGTTAATCCAAATATAAGTACTACCTGACCAACGATACTGTTTATTGTCATCAAGTGTGATATAAATCTTTGATGTTTCACCAGTAGTAGGTAGTGCAGCTTGATTTGCTGCTTCAAGTACGTCATCTACATAACTCGGTAAATTAACAGCTGGAACTTTTGAATCTGCACCTAAAGGAGCGTAACCATTTGCAGCACCTTTATTTACTGAAGATTCTTTTGTAGATATATTAGTTGTATGTGTATTTAGATAACCATCAATGGCATTTAACGCATCGCGCAATCTAGATATATCGTATGTGATTTGGTTTCCAACGTTAGGAATTGGAATTGATAGGTTGCTGGTTACGTCATTTATATTCGCCATGTTGGTATCCTGTATTATGTTTTAAATAATTCCCAATTAGCTCCTGCCAATTGTGGTTTGTTTATTAAATCGTTATAATTGCCACTTGTAGCTACAGTAGCTAAACTTGAAGTATCTGCTTTGTATGACAATAATACACCAGTGTCAGTTATATAATTTTGTACTGCTGTGCTTATTGGTTTATTCATATCAGACGTATTGTCTACATTACCTAAACCTATATCAGCTTTTGTTCCTGTTGAATATTGCAATGTTACCCACTGAGTAATGCCATCACCAATTTTATATTTTTTGGTATCTAGTTCTACACCCATCTCACCTTCAGCGAGAATCGGGTTCGCTGTCGTCCATTCAGCAGATAATCCACGTCTAAGTTGTATTCTACTTGACATTAGACACCACCTCCATCTATGTTAGCTATTCCACCGTAATTGCTTGAAGGTAAGCCACCGTCTATATATGTTGTTCCACCAGCACTTCCACCAGAAGCAGATATGCTAGTTGTTCCATTAACTGGATTAACTGCAAATGTGACGTTCTCACCTTCAATGAATCGTTGCACACCTGTTAATGTATCGGTGTCACGCAGTTGGCGAATTTTACCGTTTTCAATAACAAGTGGGCGCATGATTATGCTAACTCAATAGGTTCAGCAAATTCTACGTTAATGCTTGTTGCAGATGTGGCTACACCGACTTTTTGAACAATGTTGCCTGTAGTTGAAGGTGGTGTACTTGTAAAACCACCAGGTGTAGTAGATAAATAAACATTACCTGCAGTTGCACCAGTTATAGCATTGTCATTACCTTCAAAGTACACAGTAGCGTTTCCACCTTGTGTCACAGCTGATAATACAAAACCATGTGCTTGTTTACCTGCAGTAGTTGCATCTGCTAATCTTACAGTTGCTACAGTAGCGTTGTCATAAATGTTTACAAATTTGCCTGCACCAATTGCTTCACTCGCAATAAGAATTTTAATATCTGCACCGATACCAGTGGGCATCATTGATTCGTGAATAGTACCGTCTGATTTTAATACTACAGGTTTACCTGCATCAGTTGCACCAGTAGATATGTCTACGCCAGCATCAACTAATTTTTGAGTACCATTAACTAATGTAATAAATTTTTGCATTGTCTAAACCTCTATTGGGGGTTGAATTTTTATATTGATTTTAGTAGGACTTAATGCCGTACCTAATGTCTGCAATAAACCCGCAGTAGGGATTGTTTGTGTAATTGTACCGTTTGTTGACAGATACACTGCACCGCCTACGGTTAAATTTGAAAAACCAGATAAATCATTGATGGTGATTATATCCATAGAATCACCAGTAACAGCAGCTCTTGCTGTGAAACCTAATACGTTGCTTGTTAATACAGTGTTGTCGGCATAAGCCAAGCCATTAGAAGTCATCATAACTGCACGATTGCCACCGAAATCTGCATTAGCTGTTAATGTTAAAACAGAACCTGCGCTAGTACCAGTGTCACCTTTAATGCCTTGTAAGCCTTGTAAGCCTTGTTCACCTTTTTCACCAGCTACGGATACTAGCCAGTTAGTATATGTTCCAGTGCCGTTTACTAATGACACATTGACGGTAATTGTTTTGTTGAAATAATCCAGTGCGGTTATTATGCCTTCTTGCCAAGATAATCCACTAGCTAGTCTTACACGCATACCTACTAAAAAAGCACCTATACGATTAACTGAGATTACCTTAGAGCCTGTGCTGAATGCAATGCTAGTATCTGATAATATATTGTCATAACCTTCACCGCGAATCCCTGCTGGTATAGCCGCTACGACTGATGTTATTACTTGTGATACATTAATAGTTGTGTTGTCTGCCATTGGTACTGTTACGCTAATTGGCGTAGCAAGTACTTGAGCCACATTTATAGCTTGTGCAGGTGCATTGACTATAGCAAGAGTAGTATCAACCATTATAAACCAGGTACTACTTTTATACGGTCTTTATAATCAGCAACAGGTGGTAATACAGTTGTTAATGCTGTGCCTACCCGCTGAGCCACTTCATAAAAATAAGCACCTTGCGTCACACCTGCTGTAACACTTGCTGGAATAGTTATGTAACATAAGCCGTTAGCTATGTTATCATTAGCATTGCTTCCTGCAGTAGTAGTGAACAATAAAGCATTTTCTGCAGTATCGTAAGATGATTTAAATTTTAATGTGTACACATAACCAGCTATGTTAGCTGGATTGCCATCAACATCAGTAACGACTAATTTCAATGAATAGTCATCACCTGCTCTCATATCTGGCAAATACTTAGCCATTAGTCAACACCATCTTCATAAACAATACGGGCAGATACTGTTGCACCAGAAGCCATAGAAGTTACTTCTAGGCATACAGTTGCTGTAGACTGTACTATGTATTGTGTAGCACCTGCTGTGCTGATGGTTTGCAAAACTACGTCCTTGCCACTAAATGTATCAAATGGATTGCTGATAACTTTAACAGAAGCTGTGCCAACAATATGTACTGTAATAGTTGCTAAGTTTTTTACATTAAACGAGGTGCTACGATAAGGCGTTGTTACTGCGCCAAATGTAACGCTCTCATTTTTTTTGAATGAATTAACTCCACCACTTAATGTGATGGTATCGCCAAACATATACTCGTTTAACAAACTCATAACGTAGTGACCTCTGAGTAAGGTTTGTTTCTACGGTCAATTTCATTGACATAAGCTAAGATACCTTCTTTACGAGCTAAATCTTCTGAAGCGAACATACCTTGAATTGATTTGTTAAACAAGTGTGGGTCTGATTCTTCAACTACTTTACTATGTGCTGCTGCAATACCTGTTGCAACTACATCTAATTCTTTTTGCAATTCTAATAACGCTGCACGTTTTTCTGAATAACTATCTGATAATACTTTAATTTCGTTAAGTAATTCAGCATTTGTAGTTTCAACATTAACTGGAGCTTCTGCTTCAACAGCAGGTTCTTTACTTGGTGGAGCAACCCATGTCGCTACGTTGTCTTTTGTTAAACCAAATGCAACAGCATTAACTTCTGTGCGAGTAACATTACTGCCAAGAGCTAATGATAATTTATCTAATTTTGGTAAACCGTCTGATGTCCACAATGTAGCATCGTTAGGGTCTAATGTTTTAATTACTTCTAATAATGTTGCCATGTTTGTTCCTTTTGCAATCTAGTAATAGCAGGAAGTCAACTGCATAGCTGACTTCCTTATTAAATCCTAATTAAGAATTAAGATTCGCGTGTTAACAATCTAGCGAATGGAATTTGTTTACGTTCTGCATACGCGCGTGACCATGAACCACTATGAGCCAAAGTATTAGCTGTAGCTGCGTTACCATTTAATGGACCGCCACCTGTAGTAGTTGCGCCAGCATAAGAAGTACCGACAGGAGCAATACACCATTCAACACGGTTGTAAAGTTCTTCAGCACCACCACCATTACCAAGACCCGGTAAACGGATAGTTTCTGTTGGGATTTTTGGTGCGCCTAAACCTAAACGTACAGCACCACGAGCGAATAACCAAGATTCATAAACATAAGAACCTGCAATTGGAACACCAGAAGCTGAAGTAGCTTGAACAACAGGCATAGAATCGTCAACGATAACTTCACGACCCATGAATGTAGGGATACGTGTACTTGCTTGTGAATCTAAAAGACCACCAGCTAAACCAGTACCAACAGGTGTGTTAGCAACAAATTCAATTAAGTCATTTTTCAACATACGTGCATAAACAACTGAATGTACGAATAATGTGCTTAAGTTTTCTAATGAATCACCCATTGTCAACGCTGCATCAATAAACGCAGAAGCTGAGAACGTACTTGTACCGATTGAATAAGCATTAGCTACAGTTTGTGTAGCACCATTTGACCATGCGATGTCGCGTGTTAAGTCATATTGAGCTGCGCCACCACCAGGTGTTGCTAAAGAATTGTTAGCGAATACACCTTTCATAGTACTAATGAAGGCTGCTTGCAAACGTCTAGCCCAGTATTCAGATACACGGTTAGCGATAGATGCCATTGGGTCAGCACCAGCTAAGTCGCGTTCTAAGTCAAATGAACGCCATGATTTGTTACGTGACAAACGAATTTGAGTTTCAAGCGATGCAGACTGACCAGTTGTAGGTGCAGTGATTGTATTAGTTGTACCATCTGAAACAGATTCAGCGTCAGCACTTGACAAATCTTTGAATGATGGGATGTTGGTTGTCATACCGCCACCAGCCAAGAACGCATCCAATAATGGGTCACGGGCGATAACAGCTGAATTAATTAAACGTGATTTTTCTTGTGTTAATTGTTGTACATAAGGGTTGAATACCTCTGGTACAATCAATGAACTTAATGTATTTGTAAAAGTTGCCATTGTTTACTTCCTTTTATATAATGAGTTGAATGTTATAACTTCCACCTCCCATGAGTAGGAATTTTAATTTTTTGTAATTGACCCATGCCGATTACTATATACTACCAGTCTAGCATACTATTTATAAATTGTCAATAGATTACTAAACAAAAAACCCTAGCTTTTAAACTAGGGTATGATATTACTTAACAGATTTTATATTTACCCGGTTTCATTGGTGCTTTAGGTTTTTTTCCTGGTGCTGCTTTTGCTTTTGCCATTTTATAATTCTCCGTTACGATAAGATTAAGACCGAGCAGCCATTTGTCTAAGCTGCTCAGCGCGTTGTGGATTCTCTCTAAAGAGTTCACCCTGCTTGGTTAAATTCCAAGAATTTTTGCTGAATGGATTGTCTGCATTAGACATACCGCCATTCGAACCTGGCGCACCGCCACCTGCTGATTTACCCCACCAGTATGGATATTTAGCTTGCATTTCTGAAAGCCACACGGTTGGGTCAATAAATGGAGTACAACCTACGTTGTCTTTTGTTACTGGACGTTGCATATCATCAATAGTAAAAATCTTTTCTGCAAGCAAATGCACATGTTCTGAATAAGTTGGGTCGAGTTTTGCTTTGCCGATAGCTTCGGTAACACTGTCTTTGATTACACGTCTGTTTTCACTTACTTTGTAACCTTCAATAACTTGTGTATATTCAGTTATCTGTTGTTGCAGTTGATTACGTTCAACTTCAAGTGGCTTAACAAGTGTATTCACACGAGCTGCAGCTACAGCATTAATTTTATCTTCATCTGGTTTACCTGCACCAGCTTCAAGTTCAGCAATACGTGACAACTGTTGAGCAATAGTTTCAGTATCACCAAATGCTTTGTATGCTGAAATTTGTTCTTTGGCTACTTTATGGTCATTACGTTCCATAGCTAATGCATTTTGCAGAGCAGCGATGTCGGCTGTTGTCTTCATATCTTTAACAGCGGTTAATTTAAACTTGCCATTGTCTTCACTATAAAGTGATTGCAAAACAGGGTCTAAATGCAAAATGTCATCTTCGAAAATATTTAATTCCATGATTTTTCTCTATTGGTTAGGTTGGTTAGTTTGTTTGCCTTTAGGCGGTTGTTTTGCGGTATCTTGTGGCTTAGTTGCATTTGGCTCTTGCGGGTTGCCTTGCTGGTCATTACCCTGCGGGTTGCCTACAGGAGCTACTGGCTTAGGCATTAACTTAACAGTAAGCTCTTTCATCTTAGTAAATTCTTCTATAGACAATTTAGCTTCTTCGTCATAATGCATAGCGGTTAAATTCTGTGCTTGCATTAGACTATGCAATGATTCATCACTAAGCGGTAATCCCATTGATTTAGCTTGCATCAATTGTACAAAGTCTTGACCTGTCATGCGGTTGTCAGCAAATTGCAAGTTAGGTGTCACAGTGACTAAGCTGTCGTCTAAGTTCATCCAACGTGCAGTAATTTTAAGTAAGCGTTCTAAGCCATAGCACGATGCAATTGCAACTTGTGTCAGATTAGCTGTTTGACTCGCCATTCTTAAGCGCAATGCGTCACCAGATTCTTGTGAGCCTTTGTTAGATGCCAATTGACCAGACATTGCTTGAGCTGATACTCGGTCATTCTCTAAAGAACTACGCATTTCTGTCAAACCACCTGATGATACGCCAATGTATTTAGCGTCACCACCCATGCCAACTTCAATCTTAGAACCAGCACCTACACGAGTTTCATCATCTGGGTCACTAGAGCCTGCAATAATAACAAGCGTATCTTGTCCTTGCATATATAGTGTATGACGATAATCTGCTTCTGCGCGATAAATAGCTAAGCACAATGTAGAAAGTGACAACAATGGTGGCACATCTGGCATAGTTGCTGTGTCTTTAGAGTTAATAAACACAAACGGAATTTCTTGTAATGGATTATTTCTAATGACAGGTGTGATGAAATCGTCATAATTTGTATTCTCTGTACCACCAGCAGTAGTTAAATCTACTAATGACTGTTGATATACATAATTAGCATTGTTTGGTTCATTGGCAAATAGATTACCTAATGTTAGTATGCGATACTTTAAGGCTGTACGCCATACAAAATCAGATGACCTTACCATACGAGATTCGTCAAGAACAACCATATTGAGTGCATTTAGACCCGCTGTTGGGTCATTGTCATCCCAATTAATGATACGTTCTGCATGATATAGCGCAATATATGGCTGAGGTATCAATTCTTCTTCACGTAAGTCCATTAATGCACCAATGCGACCAGTAATTAGTTGCTCAGTTTGAATCTTGCGTAGTACAGTAATTAAGTCCTCACCAGTAATAGTTGCTTTAGTATGGAGATACTCCATCTCTGGTGGCAGGGTAATTACGGTAGGTTTTGTATGCAATAGTCCTAAATAGGACTCAACGGCAGTGTACACAAACCCAGGAAATATAGCCCGTGTCTTGTATGCACTATAGGATTTGTATCCATCTTCGCCAACGCCCATGCCATCTAATTCTTGACCATGTGTAGCTGGCAAATAAATTGTGTTTTTGTCTTTTACAGCTCTCTCGCCTTTATAACAGTCACGCATGAGTGTCCAGTCATAAATATGCTCAGCATACTGCGGATGTTTATTGTTTATCATTTATATGATTTCCAGTGTAGATAACGTTGCTTAGCCAAAATTATGCGATAATAAATACTTATATCACATTCATTTGCTATTGTCAACATCATAGTTAAAATTCTTTTTTTGAGAAGGCATGTCTCTTGGTGAAGACTGTTTACGTTTATTGTTATTATCTGACAATTTGTCGTGATAAAAATCATCTGATTTAATGCCTTTGCGTAATACTTTATCTTTGTTACTCATGTGAAATCTCAGTTAGTTAAATTATTCGTCATCACCCATGAAATCGCCATTTAATAACTTTTGCTTAAATAGGTCGATTAACCATGATATATCTGAATGGCTTAGATTGCTAGATGAACGTATATCTAAATAACCTTCTACGTCATACCCTAAAATAAGGATTTCTTTGAATTGGTCTTTAGATTCTTCTAATACGTCATTTGGCGATAACTCGTTTGCAATGTTACTTGCTGTTTTGAATGGTACTATCTTACCCATGTCATACCCCCTTAGTTTTACCAGAACGTGAACCCGTTGCGGTTGAAAGTATCTTATAACGTAACTCATCGGCTTGATGGTCACATCCTCTTGTGTCTATGTCGTCCATGTTATCTTTGTCGCGTGACAAAGTAGGGAAGATTTCAATAAAATCTTTGCAGGTATTAAATATGAATAAACCTGGAAACTCACGTACTGAACCTAATGGTCGAACTGCCCCAGATAGGTACTTACGTACTGATTGCCAACCCCCTGTACGCGAACCTGGTGATTTATCTGACCTGCGCCATGTTACCCCTGCATATGTCTTGCCATCGTCTAAGCGAACTGGTTTAAGCATATCTGCCGCAATAGAAGCACCTGATTTAACATCCCAGATTGAGTTATCGGCTGCACCTGGTTTGACGCGACCATATATGCCCATAGCTATCTCACGTTCTACGATGCCTTTGGTTATTTCAGCATTAAGCATCATTAACCCCTTAGTAGGTTGACCTTCTACTGCACCATACCATTCGGCTATGCGGAATATGTCACCACGTATGGTGCTTATTGTTCGACCATCCGACAATGTCACATCACAACCATCTGAATTCCAGTACCACGCTATGGAAAAGGGTGCGGAGCTACCCCAGTCAAAGCAACGGTCTATAAAGCCGCTATGTGGTATGTTAAATGGCTTAATAATATGCACATCTGATTGCCATAGGTCATCAAACATACCACCTTCACAACCTGCATCCCAATCACCTAATAGCCACGCTTTACGCTTAACTGGGTCAGTTATCTGTGCGAGGTCCGCGACATAATCGGCTGAGAGTTTGGTATTTTCGCGCCATGAACCGAAAATATGACATTGCGTCTTGGTAATTATTTCATCTTCTTGGGTTCTTGGATTGAAGATAGCTATATGTTTTTTGAGTATCTCACCCGGAGCTGATTGGTCAATAAAGCGTTTCTTCAGCCAATTACGCCCTATTCCAGATGGATTTGTGGTCAAAAAAATTGTTAGTTTGAGTTCAGGCAGTAGGCTACCATCGGGCAATGGGTGGTCTTCTGGGACAAATGATGTTCGATTAAGCGACATTAATAGGTCTAGTACCGTACTGTCTGGCGACTTGCTTGCTTCGTTTATCGCAATATATGCAAATTCTGACCCATGAAGTTTTTCGTAGGATGTCACATCATCTACAGCACGAAATAATAATTCCTCACCAGTAGGCCATACCCAGCGATTTTCCCCCTTACTTGATAAAAACCGCGCACCATCGTTGAATTGATAGAAGTATTTTTTACTTTTTGAAATAATATCATCGAGCGAACTCAGCTGAACGTCTGTACACAGCCCCCGAAAATGGCGACCATATCCCTGGCCAACTCCTGCACGAAAGCGCATTAGCTGTACGTCCGTTTTGCCGTTTCCTCTCGTCCCATGATATAGTATGAGATTTGCTGGTGCGCTCATTGCAAGTGCTTGGCTACCTGGATTTGGTTGCCAAATGATTTTACGATTGGTTTTTAGGTTATAATCATAAGCCATATAAAATTGAGCCGTTTATGTAATAATCGTGAATATCTTGTAATGGGATGTGCCAAGCAGGATGTTTAAAATATGCATTTAGAAATTTATTTGCTTTAATTCTATCGTTTATCACACTTCTATTTACATTTAATAATCCAGTAAGCACAGTTGTTCCAATTTCGTTATCAGTCAAATGTTTTATATTGATGTTGTATAAAGCAAATTCTTTTATAAAAATATTTTTGTTTCTAGTATAAGCCATACTATCAATAAGTTCTTTTGGTCTAGTTCTTCCACGCAAAGCCGTTGCTATTTTAGCGATAGCTTCTTGTGACCTTGTTTTACCCAATTGCGCTTCACGTTGTCGTTTTCTAGTTTCTTCAGATACCACTTTGCCTATATTAACTAAACGTACTTTTTCAATGTGTTCTGGTGATTTTTTGACTCCACGAATTTTTGATGCACGGAGTTCAATATGTTCAGCTGATTGTTTCACACCACGTTTAGTTGCAGCAATACGTTCTATTTGTTCTGCTGTACGTTTTTTACCTGTATTGGCTATGGTTACTTTATTTATTCTTTCTGGTGAGTGTTTTCTTCCAGTCAAATATTTTGATTTCTTAGCATTTCTTTCAGCAGAATGTTTCATTCCTAACTGAGCTTCACGTTGTTTGTTACGTGTTTCATCAGATACTGTTTCGTTATCACCACCTGTTCTTAGATTATATCCATTTGGTGATAAACTGTTGTGTTCTAAAATGCACATAGCTTCAAGTTCGTTAGCTTGTTCTATTGTTAGATTATCGTATAATATTTCATGGCTAAAAGTATCCCAACCGTAGTGTTGTATAGCATGACTAAATATGCGACATCCACTCGATAATCTTTTATGGGCAGCACAGCGTTTTTCGTAGTTTTTAGTTTGTCCAATATATGCTTTTCCAGATGGAGAAGTGTGTTTGTATATTAAGTAGTTGTTCATTTGTACCTTGAGTATTAGGGAGTGATAATATGACGGCTCTGGGTACTCACTCTTGTACCACTGGTCTTGCAAAACCATAGCCGTCATTTGATAGACTAACACATTATTGTGGGTTTGTCAAGTGTTGGTTGTTTTGTTGCTCAGGAACGTACATGTGCTGATAGTATTGTTGCTCATTAGTGTACAATAGGTAAGGTGGGTACACGGGTGTGCTAACTAGCTGGCTAAATACGTTTGGGTAGCTTAAATTGCCACTTAGCCTAGCTAGGTATAGTTCGTTGGCTGTAGGCACATTAACCCCACATATCACGAGTATAGAACTGACCGCCAATTACAGCATGGTCGCTTGTTGTGTCGATATACTCAAAGACAGATGCCTTAGTATGCGTGTCCACATGTGCAATCATAAATCCTGTAGTCCATTTTAGACCATCGCAGTAACTTGCGTCACGTATGCACATACTGCCTAGTTGTACCCAGCTATAAGGACCGTAAGTAATGTTGTACTGGTGAGTACTATGATAAGAATGGTGATGACCGTTTAGTCCAGGAATGCCGTAGTTGCGTCCATCTGGGAAATGGTTAAACATTAAGGCTTCGTGTTTGATTAGGTAATTTTGTTTAACCTCACGTTTAATTGCACTGTTGGTATGTGCGAATAGGTCGCCTTTGCAAATGAAATTGATTTCGTTGTCATCAAATCCTAGTAACTTGCCAAATGAGAAGCCATGTACGTCAGATAATAACTGCTGCACAAATGGAGCTTCGTTGGCAATGTGCTTGAGTATGCGATGCTCGTGGTTGCCTGCAATGAAGTCGATTTCGCAATCTGGAGCAGCTTGGCGTATGTCAGCTAAGAGTTTGTGAATACATGCAAATTCACCCACAAGGTCTAGCTTGCGTGGGTCTTTAGTATAGCTGCTGAACTCGTAGCAATCAAAGAAATCACCTAATAGGACTACAGTATTGGGTTGAATACGGGCAATGCTGTCAATGAATAAAGCTCTAGTGAATGGGCAGTGGTCATGTGAGTGGTAGTCTGAGCCTATCACAATTGTTTGAAAACGCTCAGCGTGAGGACGTTCATAGGTGTTAATTGTATTATAGGACTTAATTTCTGAGGTGATTTTGGTGGCTGTTTTGGTAGTAGTCGTAGCGTTGTTAGCAACAGCATTGCTATACTTGTTGTGAGATTTCAAGTTGAGTAGCCCAGCTTGGCGTTTGAACTCGGTGAACGTGCCAAACTCACGTAGGTAATCGTATTCTGAGATATGCTTGCGGACTGCATTGCGGGTGGCTGACTTTAAATTTAAGGAAATCAGTTGTTCAATTAGGTTTTCACGCATATAATTTTGGGTAGGTTAGGTGGGTAAGTTGCGTGGAAGGTAGCATATGTTGAGGTGTTTGTCAAGTGGAACTTGGAAAGTGGTGTGGGTGTGTCGATGTGGAGTATCGCGCCCCCATAAAAAAAAATTTCCCCTATTCTAGGTGATTATCCTGTCAATTCCGTGCTAAAAATTCGCTGTTTGATTGCCTTGCAAGAGCAAGAGCAAGAGCAAGAGCAAGAGCGAAGCAAGAGCAAGAGCAAGAGCAAGAGCAAGAGCAAGAGCAAGAGCAAGAGCAAGAGCAAGAGCGAAGCAAGAGCAAGAGCGAAGCAAGAGCAAGAGCAAG